TGGAAGATTCTGAGAACTTATCACAAGAACAATATGACGAATTAAATGAAGAGTTGGACGAGTTAAAAGATAGTGATAAAACTATACCTGAAAATTTGATTGAAGAAAAGGTTGAGAGTTTGTTGGAGGATAAAACTTATGATGCGGCTACAACAATTAGAGATTACGGTCTAAATATGCAAGATTTTGTTGATATGGGCGCGTTAATTAAAGATGTTGTTGATACTGACGGATATGGGAATACAATTAATTCATACGATGGTACAGAAGATACTGTTGAGTTTGATAACGAAACATACTATATTTTCCAAATAGATGGTTGATATGGAAAAAACCGACAAACGGAAATACAATAGAAAGAAAAAACACTTGAAGTTAAATCCTGAGTGGATAGTCGAACACACTCCTGATTTTGAATATCACTATTATAAATTAATGGATTTTATTAAATATTCTGATTCACAGATTGATAAATTTGAGTTATATCCATTATTTAGTGAAATGTCATTACATCTTGCTAACTTACAATCAATTAGTAATGACTCAAAATACATTACAATTGATAAAAAATTTAAAAGCGTTGATGATGAAATACTCATAACTGATTTAAAATTTAACCCAATTCCTAATATGACCGATAATGAAATTAAGGAGTTTGATAAAATTTTAAAATACTGTGGTCAAAAAATTTTTGAATATTTTAACATCGTTAAAGCACTTTGGACAATAACTTACGATTCAATATCTATCAATATAATTAATACTGAAAAATTTGACACTATCGAAAAGGGTTACTTTTTTACTGTATATAACGAAACAACGTACATTTGGGGATACAATGTTAAAATTTCTGATGTTGTCAGATTTGATAAAAAAAATGGAGTTAACATAATCTATGAAGATGTGAGTCAAAAAAATGTATTTGAAATACTACGTGAAATAGATGAGGATGATAAATTACCGGTGTTTGAATTATCATCAAAAAATGAGTTACCTTTAGAAAACACACTATTACCAGTCTTTAAAAGAAAATTACTTACATATATTACGCAAGCTAAAACTATTGTTGTTTTGAAAAATCCGTAGTATATTTGTAATATGGGTTTTAATAAAAAAATTGTTGGGGAGTTACAGATAGACAGTATTTGTAAAAATTTGAATGAGATTAGATATTTTTTAAAATCCGATTGTTTATTATTTACCACTAATGAAGTAGAACAAAAATTTAGAACATATGAGAAAAAATACATCTCCGACAGAAATTCTGTTAGCTAAACTTGAAACACCAATACATATCAATTATATTTCTGAATATATTCTTAGAGTTGGTTTAAATGAAACTAAAGAAAGAATTGACAATTTAATTGAGGATGGATTAGTTAAAGAAAGTGAATATGGAAAAGGATATTATGTCGCAACAAAAAGAAATGGTAAATAACCCTGAACACTATGGAGGAGTCTCAAATCCATATGAAGCAATAAAAGTAATTGATGCTTGGGACCTTGGGTTCTGTTTAGGTAACACAGTGAAATATATTTCTAGAGCTGGTAAAAAACACAAAGAAAAAGAGTTGGAAGATTTGAAAAAAGCTCTTTGGTATTTACAACATCACATTGAAAAGTTAGAAAATAATGATTGAAAATTATATTAATAAAGTTATTACCGGAGATTGCATTGAGGTGATGAAAGAAATGCCTGAAGGTTGGGTTGATTTAATTGTTACATCTCCACCTTACGGTGTTAATATCGCTTATGATGTTCACAATGATGACATGGAGATTGGTGAATATTTGGAATTTACCCGACAATGGTTAACTGAAGCTTATAAAGTATTGAAAGACGATGGACGTATCGCTTTAAACATTCCTTATGAGATTAATAGACAATCAAAGGGAGGTAGAATTTTCTTCGTATCTGAAGTTTATCAGGTTATGAAAGAGATTGGGTTTAAGTTCTTTGGTGTAGTTGATTTAGAAGAAGATAGTCCTCACAGAAGTAAAACAACTGCTTGGGGAAGTTGGATGAGTCCATCTAGTCCGTACATCTATAATCCAAAAGAATGTGTTGTATTGGCTTATAAGAAGGTTCATATTAAGAAAGTTAAAGGTGAAACACAATGGAAGGGAGAACCAACAGTAACTGAAGAAGGTAAGAACAAGATGGTTTATCAGGATGAAGATAAAAAAGAGTTTATGGAGTTAGTATTTGGTCAGTGGAAGTATTTTGCTGACACAAGGTCCCTAACTAAGGCAACATTCTCAATGGATATCCCAAACAAGGCAATTAAAATTTTATCTTATAAGAATGATATTATTTTAGACCCATTTAATGGAAGTGGTACAAGTTGTGTGGCGGCCGAGATTAATGATAGAAGATGGGTAGGGATTGAATTATCTGAAAATTATGCAAATATTTCTAGAGAAAGAATACAAGGATTTGTTGACCAAAAGAAACAACAAAAATTAGAATTTGAAAACGGGGGGCAATGACCTCCGTTTTTTATTTTATGATATATTTATTAATAAAAGAATTATGGAACAGGTTATTATTGAACTTTTGACAATACAAAATCAATTTAGAATATATCATTGGCAAACAAAATCATACGCTAGACACAATGCTTTTGGAACTGTTTACGGAGATTTAGACGGTTTGATTGATGAATTTGTTGAAATTTGTATGGGTAAACATGGAAGACCTGATTTCCAAGGGAAAGTAAGTTTAATACTTTCTGATTTAAAAGAATTGGACCCAACTCATTTCTGTGACACTGTTATTGAATTTTTAATTGATTTAAACAATAAGTACGACAAAACAAAAGACAGTGACTTATTAAATTTACGTGATGAAATTATGGGTCTAATCAACAAGTTGAAATATTTGTTGACTTTAAAATAATCAATTTTAATTTCTTATTATGAAAGACGTAGCGGGTATTTTAGTTAAATATCAAGATAGGTGTTTGCTTTGTAAAAGAGCTCCGGGTGAGCATTTGGAAGGGTATTGGTCAATTCCTTGTGGAGGGGTTAATCCTAAGGAAGATTTAAAAGATGCTGCGGTAAGAGAATTTAGGGAAGAAACTTATTTGGTTTTGAATCCCCAAGAAGTTTCTTATGTAACATCAATTCTTAATTCAAACAAGAAAAAGGTAATAACATCTATATTACATGTATTTTATACAAGGGCTTCAACAATAAAAAAACCTAATTTAGAAAAGGCAAAAGATGGGTTTGAACATACTGAATGCCGTTATTTTGGGTTAAGTGAGGTGGATAATTTAAAAATTACTCCAAAACTCAAAGAAATTATCAAAAAAGCCTTGGCAAATTAAAAAAAAAGTATTAGATTTGTATCACTTTTGAAATATTAAAGATATTTATATTTCACAAGAAAAAAACTCTAAAAAAGTTTGACACTTTGAAAAAAATGTCGTAAGTTTGTAAAAGATTTGAGATAGGTAACGATTCAGATACAAGTCTCAAAAAAAATAAAACAAATTACTTGACAAGAACAGAAAAATGTCGTAACTTTGTAAAACAAATCTCAAATGTGAGATTTAAAACGGGGAAACGTTCTTTGAAAATACCTAAATACCCCCTTTGAAGTATATAGGTAATATTAATTATCCGTTCAGTAGTTGATTATGAGACCTTCGGGTTGATTATGAGACATTTAATCTGATAAACGATAATGGGCCGTGTATGGTCCTTAAATAAACTACGAAAGTAGGATAAAGTGGTCTCCCCTGTGTTGAGGAGACTGCGGTTTGAAACCCCGTAAGGGGAATTGAACTCAAGTACACAAGTGGGATATCATCAAACCTTTAGTACCGAGGATAACTTCGTAGGGAAAATGGTAGGGTGACTTGGGAAAGTAGATTCTCAAGTTGAGTTCGGAAGAACAATAAGAATAACCCATAGGAACTCTGTAAGAAATGTGACCATCCAGTTACACTATTGCGGGTCCCAATATAATAGAGGACTTAAAACCGAAAGGTAAGATAGAGAACGAGTGGTGTCGCTACTATCCCTAAGGAATACCTACCAAGGTATCTTTATGAAGTAATCTTGAAATATGGAGGTGGGGACACTTCACGGAGTAGTTTAGTATTCTGTCGCTCAAAAGGAGACGGAGCTTACGGTGGACCACTACTCTGACACATCTACTACACAAACCTAACATTATTACAAAATAACTAAGGAAAAGTGTCCATCAGGTTTAGGTGAAAGGTCACTACATAGTAATGAGACGTTCATTGCACAGAAAGACCCCAAGTCTAACTGTAGTTTTACGAAAAACCTTTAGTCCCGCAAGGACGAACTGGGACGGCAGTCTCGGAAAGAGTTGAGTAAGAAGAGAGTAACTTAAACCTCAAGGAGTGGTAAACCTAAAAGACCGTGACTGAGAAATACTTCTCAAAAGGAAGTGGATACGAAGGGAAACAATAATCCTTCAAAAGGTTCTCACATAAAGCTATAATCTCAGGCTATATTAACTTATCTGACCTGTCGTTCTGACGGGTTTTTTTGTTTATAATAGATACTTAATGATATGTCAATATTAGAAAATTTAAAAGAAGTTTTACCAGAGTGGTCAAAAATTTCAGTTAGAGAGTTACCTAACAAAATCGAATACGAAATTCATATTCAACCAACAATTACTGATGATGAACATTTTAAATTGATGGTTAATATAAAACAGGCTTGTCAGGGAAAATTTTTAGAAAGATATACAAAAGAAATCGGAGAACATTTTTATATTTATACAAAAAAATAAAATGGAAACAAGTCAAATAGAAAAGGAATTTATTAAGATTAAAAAATGTATTAATTCTGTTAAACATTTTGGACAAATCCAATCTTGTGAAAATTTAATTAAGTTATTTTCATCAAAACATTTTGATGAGGATATGTCAAACAATGAGGAATTACAATTTGGTTCTGAAATTACAATATTAAATAACCTTTTGAATAAAAAAATAAAAAAGTATAAAGAACTATAAGTTTTAACCTCACAAATGTGGGGTTTTCGTTTTTTATGGTATTTATTAATTATGAAAGTTATTCTTAAAGAGAGTCAATTCGGAAAATTATTGAATGAAGCTAAAGGTGTTAACGAGGCTTCAATAGAATATGTTAACTTATTATATAAAATCATTGAACCTAAGGTAATTGAAATGATTTCAATTGGTAAAAATGATACTGATGAATTTTACGTTGAGGGGAATGAAATTTTAAAAAAATTCAGAAATAATTTAGACACATATTATGAGTTCCCAATAGAATATCTTGACGTTGATTTAACTTTTAAAGTTACCAAGAAAAAACCTGAAAACGGGTTAACGTTCTCCACTGGTGGCGCGGCTTATCCAGTTACTCTTGATTCTAGTGGAGGTTCATATCTTAAAGAACCTGATGAAGATTTACCTGTAAAAGTTTTAAAAAATGTAGATAAAACAATCTACGCTAAATTTGAGTTTGAGGTTTATATTAATATTGAGTTTGATTTTAGTCAGATGAATGAATTATTGTTTGATTTAAGAGATACTATAACTCACGAATTAAATCATATGTACGAATTCTATAATAGAGTTCAAAAAACTCCACCTTCTGAAGTTAGTTTAGCAAAATCTTTTTCCGGAGGTAAAAATATTAACACCCCTAAAAAAATATTTAAAGTTTACACCAAGTTTTTAGATTATTTATATTATTCTGAACCATGGGAAATAAATGCTAATGTTCAAGAGGCGTATTCTAAAATACTTAGAATGTCATGGGAAGAATTTAAAAAAACAAACCAATATAGAATTGCCGATGAGATGGAAAACTATAGTGGTGAAAAAATGTTTGATGAGTTATATAATGCAACAATGGAGAGAAGTCCTGAAGCAGTTCTTTTTCATATTAGAAATTTACATAAATTTTATTTGAAACAATATTTGGAATATATTGTCGCTGAGAGAGGTGATAAGATTAAAAATGAGGAAGAATTATTGAGAGACGAAGTTTTCAAAACTAAAAATATTTTAGAATTGTTTAAAAAGTTTGAGTCAAGAATCAATAACGCAGGTAAAAAGTTAAAAAGAAACTATGCCAGATTAATGACAATTGAAAGAGATGAATGATAAATTACATAAAATTAATAAGTTTATCGAAGGTAAAACTTTTGTTTACGACCATGATGTTAGGTTTAATCAAAACCCTGTAAAGGTTTACTACCAATTTCATATTGATGGGGTTAAAAGATTGATTTCAATAGGAGAATGGAAAGACCATCTTTTTGTTTCGGTTAAAATTGTAAATGGGGAAGGGATGGTTAATCTGTATCTTAGTCATTTCAAAAATCAAAGAATTGTGGGAAGAGAGTCAGTTTCTAATAACTGGTTTGAGTTCTCCGTTCAGACGGGTCAAGATATTGAATCTTTTTTAAATTTTTTTAATATTGATATGAAAGTTGTAATTGATACGATTGAATTTGAACCAAATAAAGATTTTAAATCATTTTTAAAAGATGAGTAAATTTATAATTACAGAAGAAGAGAAAAAAAATATTTTATCGCAATATAATTTAATTAATGAACAAGATTACGGAGCTCAAAGATTAAATTTGGGGGAGATTTCTGGTAAAACTTACGAATTTTATTTACAACCAGGTAAAAAAAGTGAAGAATTTAAGTTTACAGATTCCTCACAACCGCACCCAACACCTAAAGCTTATTTACCAAAAGGTAAAAATAGATTTTTAATTAGTCCAAAAACACTTACTTATTGGAGTGGTGAGACTCAAATGAATTATTCGTTTGTAACTAAACCAATAACTGATGGTAGTGAAACTTATTCTTCAACTTCTTTATACACTGATAAAAATATGATACAAACGTCTCAATTTTTATTGACAATCGCTTATAAGCCGGACTCACCAAAGTCTAAGTGGAGAAATGAAAGATTCTATGCTTACAGTGACGATTTAAAGAATGATATGGTGGCTAACAAATTAATCTAATTTGGATTAATTAGAATTATTTCGTATCTTTGTGCTCGTTATGAGTAAAAAAGAACAATACCAACAAATTTACGAGGATGATGAGGCGGTTACCGTTTGGACTTATGATTTAACGAAGTTCAAGAATGGACCAATCTCTGTTGAGATTAAGTATAAGAATCCACCTGAAAAAAAACAAACCAACCGACAAAAATACTCCAAAAAGAAATAATATGAAAGTTATATTTTTAGACCACGATGGGGTAATTTGTCTATCCAATAATTGGGGGTCACGATTTAAGAAACAAAAAAAGTATAGAAAAAAATTGAGTCAATCAGTAATGACAATGCCTCTTGATGCTCGTTTTGATAACTTTGATAAGAAAGCAATCAAGGTACTAAATGAAATCTTGGAACAGACTGGAGCTGAAATCGTTGTATCTTCCGATTGGAAAGTTTGGTGTTCAGTTGAAGAGATGGGTGATTACTATGAGAAAAAAGGTATAATCAAACGACCAATTGATTTCACAACAAATATGATTGATGGAGACAAGGTAACTTGGTTCCGAAATTGGGATTTGGAAGGAACAAGAAGTGTACAGATTCAAGAATGGTTAAAGGAACACCCTGAAGTGACACATTGGGTGGCAATTGATGATTTGGAGATGGGGAAGACTGGACTACGCTACTCAATGGAATATGAACACGAGTGGGGATTGGATAATTTTGTATTAACACCTTTGAACAATGAAGGTATCAAACAGGTTGGGGTTAAAGAAAAGGTATTATCTTTCTTACAAGGATAATATTTATTTGTGGGTTCAAAAAAAAGTTGTATATTTGTTAAATGAAAAAAATAATACTATACACACTAATCTTAATTTTACCAATTTTCATTTGTGCTAAAATTGTAAGTACCTATTCAAATGACTATTCATGTGAATATTTTTCTATTAAGTCTAGTAATAAGTTTCACGTAATTACTTTTAAAAAAGATAAAGTTAAGTTTGGAGTTTCAAACTCTACAAAAGGTAACTTTAATTTTTATGTGAATTCAAATTTCTTTGGTACCAATGGTAAAGCCATCGGTGGAGTTGTGATGGATGGTAAAAGAAAAAGTCAAAGAGTTAATAAAGGAGGGTCATTCATTGTTAAAGATGGTAAACCAAATATTGTTTTTGGTTCAGTGGATAATTGTCAGTATGAATCTCAAAGTATTATATGGGTTTTAAAAAACGGAGTAAAGAATACTGGTATGTTAAAACAACCACATGCTAAAGAAAAAGTTATGCGTCTTTTGATGGGTAAAAACAAAAAAGGTGAAATTGTTGTAATCCATTCTAATCAATATATTTTAGTAACAATGTCTGAAATAGTTAATGTAGCGGTTGATAATGGAGTGACAGATGCTATAATTTTAGATAGTGGTTCTTCTGTTGATTTAATGTTAACTAACGGAAGTTTTTCACATAGTGTGAAGTCAGTACCTTCTGAAATTAAAGGTTTGGTTGGTATTAAAGAACCACCTGTTTACATTACAGGGTCTTTTTAACCACAAGTGAATCTTTTAATATTTTTTGCAACTTCTTTAACATAACCGTGAGTTGAGATGTTTACACTATCCCATCTTTCGGTTGTGTAGTTTGGTAGATAATTAACGGCTTTTTTATCTTTATAAATTTGAAGACCTGACTTTGTTTGTGAGTCAGAACATTTACCTTTAATTTTTGGGTCAGTTGTTTCACAATACGGTGTAATATAAGATGGACCCAAATTAAAAGTTGCAATTGCCATATCTAAAGCCGCATTACCGGTCCCCTCTTTAAAATTAGAGGATGGTTGATTCTGAGCATATCCGATACTAACTAGTTTGTCGTAATTATTTTTAATAATATTGTATGCTGCCCTTAAAGACCCTATAGTTGTATATAAATCGTCGACTGGTATTCCAATCTCCTTGGCTGTTTCAGGTCTTATTTGTGCGTATCCAATAGAACTATCACCACCTAATTTTTGCCATAATTGTTTAAGTGGGCCTAAATATTTGTATCTATCACTTGTCCCAAAGGTGGTTTCTCTACCAATGATTCCTAAAGCAGTCTTTAAAATATTGGTATTTAAACCTTCTTTTTTTAGAGTAAAATAAGCGTGTCTGAAAAGATAAGGAATACAGGCAATTTGTTGATATTTAGAAGTCAATATAGTTGGAACTGGACTACCATCCTTCATTATTGGATTTTTATTTTTATCTAATTCTTTTGGGTACTGTTGTTCTGAATATGACGGAAAAAGTTTTTTTGCTTCAATTCCTTGATAAGGTCCGTTTATCAAAGTGTAACCACCTTTTTTATTAGATTGATAAACCCATTGTTCATTTAAAACTTTTTTAACTAATTTAACAATGTCTGATTCTGTAAGTTTGATAATTCTACTCATAATTTTATAAATATTTGATAACTTAAAAAAAAATGTATGATACACCTTGTTAGAATAAGAAATCTGGTGTATATTTGTAAAAGAAAATAAAAACAAAAAATAAATATTATGAGCAAAAAAAACAAAAAACAAAACAGTGAGTTGATTGAGAAATTAAATGAAATCCAATCACAATTAAATGAAGTTAAATCAGATGCAGGTATCGTAGTTGAAGAAGCGGATATCGTTTTCACACGAGAACAACTTGAAAACTTCTTGGTTGAATACACCAACAAAATTAATGAGTACATCTTTGATGAAATGATTAATTCATTAGATGCTAATGATGTGGTAACATTTGACGTAGATGGTCGTGAAATTGTACCAAGTATTGACGAAGATGTTTTGAGAGACGCATTCGTAAGTGCTACAGAAGGTGTTGAAAACGATATTATTATGGAATATGCTGACGAAGCAATTTCCGAAGTAATCTAATTTGTAAAGAAGACCCCACAATACCGATTTATCTGCGGTTGGACAGTGTGAACATGGCGGGAAGGCTCCAAGGCTATGGGGGAGGCTACACAAACTTGAATCAGATACCCCAATTATGGATGGAAGGGGTTAGGGACCTTAAATGGTTGTAATACAATCCACAAGTTGTAGAAAGACTGGACAATTCTACAATATACACTCTTCTTACGAGTGAGACCGACCATGTAACTTTGGGGGTAGGGTTAAGATGTCCTGAGGGTAACCCTGTAATATGGGTGAGAGTAGAGGTCTTCGGTGGATGGTTACTACGGTCCCACTCTCTTGGGGCATATCCGAAGAAATACTATGGATGGTAAATACTACAAACCAAAGGTCGTCTCGTGAAATACCACACGGACAGAGAAGACGACCTTTACCTTTTTAAAAATGAATATGAATTACGGAAAAGAGTTTAGAAAGTATGCTATGAGTGAGGGGATTTCCTCGTTGAATTTGGATAGATTTGAAAATGCTTTAACACCTTATGTGTTAGAGGAAAGAGAATTAAGAGCGACTCAGATTGATATCTTCTCACGATTAATGAGAGAAAGAATTTTGTGGGTATCGGGAGCGGTTAACCAACATATGTCAGATATTGTTCAGGCTCAGTTGTTATTTTTGGACTCGGTTGAACAACGTGATATTACATTATACATTAACTCACCTGGTGGTTCGGTTCTTTGTGGACTAGGAATTGTTGATTTGATGAACTATATTAAGTCAGATGTTGCAACAACAAATATTGGAATGTGTGCGTCTATGGGGTCGGTCTTACTATCATCAGGTACCAAAGGTAAAAGGTCATCTCTAGTGTATTCAAAAGTAATGACACATCAGGTAAGTCACGGAACCGAAGGAAATGTTCAGGACACAAGAATTAATCAAATGGAGGCTGAGAAATATAACTACATTTTGTTTAAGATGATTGCCGAGAATTGTGGTAAAACGGTTGAGGAAGTGTTGGAGGTTTCAAGAAGAGACAAATGGTTCAACTCGGATGAGGCAAAAGAGTTTGGTTTGATTGATGAGGTAATTAAGAGTGAGGGAACCAAAACAATTTCTGAGATGTTAGTAGGTTTTGATGACTACTACAACAAGGAAGTTTTTAATAGATAATATAAAATGAAGAAGTAGCTCAGCAGGTAGAGCATAGGGACAGAAATCCCTTGTGCCGCGAGGTTCGATTCCCGCCTTCTTCACTCTTAAAACCGAAGATTTCTTCGGTTTTTTTTGTTTTAGTAAAAATAATTTTGTAAATTTGTAGAAATAAATAATGGACTATGAAAGGTTGGTATGAAACAATGTTATGGGTAATCGGTGTTATTGACTCTTGTACCCATCCCATACAAGATATCGCTTGTCGAAAACTTGTAAAAAATTATTTAACCATGTATGGGAAACAATTAGGTGGACCGACGGGTGATTTATACAGGGCGACAGAACAACGTTTAAGAACGGCAATTGATGAAAACAGATACAATAGATTAATCAATCAATAAAATAATATTATGTATAAATTAAATCATGATTCATTAGAGTTTGTTAAGGTAAACAAATTTAAATTCTTTTCAAAGATTGGAGTTGTAACAATTACAATGGCTATCCTATCATCACTATTCACCTTTTTTTGGACTAAATCTCATATCGTAGAGACGATGACTGAGTATGAAAAAGTATTGTTGGTAGAAGAAGTTAACAAATTCTCGGAAGACAAGATGGTTGAAAAAATCAAAGAACTTGGATTTAAATATCCACACGTTGTTATGGCTCAAGCAATCCTTGAGACTGGTAATTTTAAGAGTCCTGTTTTCCAAGAGAACCATAACTTATTTGGAATGAAAGAAGCCACAAGCCGATTGAATTTGGCAAAAGGAACCCAAAATAATCACGCATCATATGCAAATTGGGAAGATAGTATTTTGGATTATGCATTGTGGTGTTCAACATACGCAAACAAAGCACAATCAGAGGACGAGTATTTCCAAATCTTAAATAGTCTTGGTTACGCTGAGGACGGGACATACGAAATGAAACTAAGAGAAATTATTAATAAGTACGATTTAAAGAATAAGTTTAGTTGATGTATTTATAGAATATGAAATACGTCATTACGGAATCTCAACATAGACAAATCATAAAAGAAATGAACGAGGAAACCCTTAAAAAGGTTTCAACCAATTGGTTCAAGAAACAAATTGCACGAGGTGAGGACCCACATATTGATGGGTCCTTACTTATGTTTTTAGGGATTAAAAAATACTCAACGGCTCACGATAGATTACTTAGGTCATTAAGGGAGTTTTTGGGTAATGGTATATATGAGGCAGCGGACAATAGGACTAATAAAGTATTTAACACATCTGACTACCCTGAAATATCAGGCGGATATGACTTTAAATTCAAAGTTAATATTGTTGATAGAGACATGTTTCAATTATTATTAGGGATTGATGTTTTACCTGGTGGTGAGGTGGATTTAATTATGACAGATGGTGGAGTTCGTGATTTAAAAGATGCAATGCTTGACGATGAAATTGGAATGGAAATTCACCATGAATCTGCTGATGTAATTTATAGAATCATAGAAGAGGAAATTACTGACTATACTGGATTTAACTGCGTTGTAGAAGACATCAATTATATTTAACAAATCTTTTAACTCTTTCTTTGTAACCTTTTCTATTTATATGTAGTATATTTGTATACTGACACAAATCACATGGATAACACTTTACTTTATCTTAGTCAAAATTTTACACAAGAAGATGTGGATAATACGGTAAAGTTTATTGAGACATTAGATGAAAAGTTACCATTAATTAGAAAGATATCTTTTCTAACCGTTGAAACAATCCAAAACATTATCCATCACTCAGATAAAAATAAAAAAGGTGAAACTTTTGCATATTTTGAATTAATTAAATCTGAAGAAGGTTATTTAATAAAAACTGGAAACCTAATCTCAAAAGAAAACACCGAAGGATTAGAAAAAAGACTGAACTGTGTTTTAAGTTCAACTGATGAAGAGATAAAAGAAAAAATATTAAATAGGTTACAAAATTCTGAATTTAGTGAAAAGGGTGGTGCGGGAATAGGACTCCTGTCAATTAAGAAAAGGGTAAGTCAAGGAATGTCATATAACATTGAAGTATTTGAAGGAGAGTATAATTTTATACATTTTGAAATAAAAATTTAAAAAAACTTGACATAACTGAAAAATTATTGTAACTTTGTCAAACAATTACATATTTAATTAGAAACAATGAAACAGAACTCAAAACATAACGTAACTAATCTCCCGATTAACGTGGGCCAATCTTGGTTTACGATTAAGGGGCAGGATTGCCGTAAGTTCAGGGTTCTTAATGAGATGTAAACGTATCATCAAATATATAGAAAGAGACCCTGGACTACAAAAAAGTTCAGGGTTTTTTTTTGGTTCTTTGACATATTGGAAAAATGACTTCGTAGCTCAGCAGGTTTAGAGCATCGCACTTTTAATGCGAGGGTCGTGGGTTCGAGTCCCACCGGGGTCACTTTTTATACACGTCAGTGGCAGAATGGTTATGCAACGGTCTCCAAAACCGTGAACACTATGTTCTATGAGGGTTCGAGTCCTTCCTGGCGTGCAACAAGCCTCTATAGTTAAAAGGTATAACGATTGATTTGTAATCAATTGTTCTTGGTTCGATTCCGAGTAGAGGCTCTAACATTCTCACGTAGCTCAGTTGGTTTAGAGCATTTGTCTGATACACAAAAGGTCGTTGGTTCGATTCCAACCGTGAGAACTTAATTCGGGATGTAGCTCAGTTGGCTTAGAGTACTTGGTTTGAGTCCAGTTATCCCGACTATAATGGGTAGAACCCGTGAAAAATGGGTGGAACTCAAGAAAAATGGGAGTAAAACCACCTTTCACAAGAAAAATGGGTGGAGAATATTTTTCATTATATGGGGTGATAGCGCAGGTGGTCAGTTCGCGTCGGTCTGAAAAACCGAAGATGTGTGGTTCAACTCCCACTCACCCCACGAGGTCCTGAATTAACAGGGCAACCCCCACCTCCGATATGGCAGTCGGTCCGTTAATCCGACGAAGATGGGGTTTTAAAAAGTGTCTCGGTACGCTCTGACGAAAGTCAACGACGAGGTCTCGGTGGACAGAAGGCCTCTGATTCCACCCAAACTGCGGGTGTCGTATAACGGCTCATTATGTCACTCTTCCAAAGTGAAGACGGGGTTTCGACTACCCCCACCCGCTCTTTTTGGCTCCATGGTTGAATGGCTACAATGCCGGCTTGTCACGCCGTGTGGTACGGGTTCGAATCCCGTTGGAGCCGCCAAAGAGGAGTAACTTGCGTAGGTGCCTCAGGGGACTGCAGCCCCACTACGCTCCATATTGTCCCTTCATCTAATGGCAGGATATCAGATTTTGATTCTGAGTATGTTGGTTCGAATCCATCAGGGACAACTTTTTTTTGTTTTATTAATAAACTTGCTTTATCTTTGTCCTATGGAAAAAGAATTTGTTACATACGAAATTGCTTCAGAACTCAAGAAACTTGGATTTGATGAACCTTGTTTAGTAGGATATAGCTCCTCAACCGAAAAGTTAGAGTATTATTCAAGACCGCTTGTTACAAAAGATTCATTTACTGTTGACACACCAACCTACTCACAAACTTTCAGATGGTTTGAAGAGAAGTATTCATACTTTGTGGATGTTAAAACTGACACCACACCAAATGAGATTTTGGGATTTGACTATACGATTAAGAGTTGGAAGTTCCCACCGATGTATTTTGATTTCTTCAAAGATAAGAGAGAAGGGAACATTGAGGTAATCAAGAAGATGATTGAGATGGCGAAGAAAGAGAAACAAAAGGAGATTCTTATTGATTTAATGAATATGGATGATGACGATAAAAATAAATAATATGACACAGAAACAACAAGACGCTATTGATAGTATAATGGATTACTTCAAGTTTGAACAAGTCCAAAAAGTAATGGAATCATTAAATTGGGAGTGGGCGGCTTCTGAAGAAGGTATCCCAACTGTACCTGAATTGAGACAAGAAGCAAGACGATTATTAAAGATGGCGTTTAAAGAAAAAACAAATGTATCAACAGGAGGGTTCCACGTTAAGTATGAATCGGATGAAGATGGAGAGTTTATTCAATTATTATTTGCGGTTGATGAATGGTATGAAGAAATTGAAAAAGATTTGGTAGATTAAAAAACTTACCATATCTTTGTCGGAGTCAGGTGGGTGTAATGAGGGACGGTCCCAAGTCCTAAGAGCTAGTGGGTCTCGACACTTGGAGATTCCATTAGAAGTAAGGTTACTTATCCGGTTCGAGTCCGGCCCTGACTACAATGAGTAAGAGATACTCAACAGTCTTTGGTCCAAGACTCATTTAACAATGGACTCGGTATAGACTGGGAAATGCCGATAGTACCCAGCCGTGGAGTAACGGTCCTGACACACCGCCACGTAGTCTGACTTTTTTTAACGGGGATGCCCAGCAGGTTTTTACAAATAGGAAAAAACCGATATGACTACTCACCATAATCTCAGGGTGGGGAACTTTGGAAGGCTAAAGCGTAATTGGTATCGCCCCGGTCTTGAAAACCGGTATCGGGAAACTGATGTGTTGGTTCGAGTCCAACGTCTTCCGCTTATTTACCCCTTTGCTGGAATTGGTAGTCAGGGTGGTCTTAGAAACCATTGTCTTAAAGACGTGTAGGTTCGACTCCTACAAGGGGTACAAAACACATAAACTCAAGTACCCATACTGAGGACGGTGGGCTAAGTAAGATACAATTCCGTCATGCAGGGAGTAGAATGCTTGAGAGTGTGTTTTTTACACGGTGTCTATTGACAAGAGGTTTAAGTCGCCTGATTGTGGTTCAGGTCATCGAGGGTTCGAATCCCTCTAGACACACATTGGAGAGTAAAGGAGGGTAATGGTGACCCCGACTGTTTGCTAAACAGTAACCCATTAAGTTGGGCGTGGTTCGAGTCCACTGCTCTCCGCTTTGCCCCTGTAGTTCAATGGATTAGAACCTATCGCTACGGACGATAAAATGGAAGTTCGAATCTTTCCGGGGGCACAACTATCAACGATGTATTTATGTCTTGAGCGATATTTATGAGCATGAGAACAATCCTATTTTTCCTATTATTAATTCCCAATATTGTCCTTTCACAATGTGTTGGGGTCCAATCTTTTACATTAACTCCATCACCTACTAATGGGACTTACGAACCTGGAACTGTTGTAACTATGTGTTACACAATGAACGGTTGGAATGGAACTAACTTCGGGTCTAATTGGATTGAAGGGTTCGGATTAACTTTGGGACCGGGATGGGTATCACATAGTCCTATTTCAGGACCTGATGATTGTGGAGGTGCGGTACTACCTCAACAATGGTTATGGTCTGAAAGTGTTACAAATAATGCAGGAACATTAACTGTTGGACCGGGGTATTTCTATGAGGGACCTCAAGGGACTATTGATGGGAACCCTGGTAATGATTGGGGGGATTTTGGTCTTGATTGTTTATGGTCTTTTTGTATTCAATTACAAGTTACCGATGAATGTGACCCTTTATCTTTATTGATAGAAGTCACACCATACGCTGACGGAACTATGGGAAGTTGGGGAACCGAATCTTGTTTTGATGCTCCGTTCCAAGTTTTCAATGGGACTGTTCTTGGAGGAGATGTGGTGACCTCACCCATTGATGTTCCAATGGATACGGTATGTGTTGGACTTGCTGATACATACTCAGTCGTAAACACTGTTGGTTCAACATATGATTGGACTATTTCTGGTGGAGGTACTATGACTGAAAACGGAACAAATACCATTGATGTTGAATGGGGTGGAGTACCAGGTGATTATGTAATATCGGTACAAGAGACAACTGTTGATGGATGTATTGGTGATATTATTGATACAACAATAACTGTCGCGGATACTTTAATTACCTTTGGTCAAGACAATATTGGTATCTGTTTGGAAGAGACCGTTCAACTATCTGCAAGTCCTTCAGGAGGATTTTGGAATGGGGAAAATTTGGTTGGAAATGTTTTTACAGGATTTAATTCAGGTACATATCACCCATCATATTTTGTTAACATACATGGATGTCCTGTTGTGGATTCCGTTGAGATTTATGTGAGACCGAAGTTTGAAGCTCCTGAAATATTTGCTCAATCAAACTTCATTGATTTTTGTACTGACCCTTATAACCATACTTATTTGGCTCCTGATAGTGTTGGTATTGAATATACTTGGCATGTTGATGGTGTTTTACAACCTGATACTGACTTTGAATTAAATGTTCTTTGGCCTGACACTACTATGGACCATATCATTACAGTCTATGGGACTGATACTTTGGGATGTGAGAGTGAGTTAAATGCTATTACCATTAGAACAAACACTTGTCATAGGTTATATGTTCCAAATTCATTCACACCAAATAATGACGGGTTTAATGACGTATTTAAAATTGCTGGTATGTCAGTCTATGAACCTAATATGAAAATTTTTAATAGAGATGGTATGATGGTTTATAATATTAAATCATTAAGTCAAACTTGGAATGGTGATGATGGTAGTGGATACTATTGTCAGACAGGTGTTTATAATTGGATAATGACATACAGAGACGATAGGGGAATTGGTCATGTAGAAAGAGGTCAAGTTATTTTGATTCGTTAAAATTTTAACTTATATTTGTATTCACAAAAGGTCGGATGTCTGAATGGTTTAAGTCGGACTCTGCAAAAGTCCTTATGTTGGTTCGATTCCAACTCCGACCTCAAATTTATTTTGTAAGTTCAACTTTTTAAACTATCTTTGTCCTATGAATATTTTCTTCTTGGATTGGGACACCGAAAAATGTGCAAAGTATCATTGTGATAAACACGTGGTTAAAATGATATTGGAAACTGCTCAACTATTGTGTGGAGCCCACCATGTAACCCCCCAAGTACCCACCAAGTACCCACCAAGTACCGACCAAGTAAACGACCAAGTACCGTACAAGTTATCTCATAAGAATCATCCTTGTGCTATTTGGACTCGTGAGAGTTTAAGTAATTATCTTTACCTATGTGATTTGGGTCTTGAGTTGTGTAAGGAATATACGTACCGATATGGTAAACGTCATAAATCACAGGACGTTATTGAGTGGTGTATCACAAATAAGTTAAACATTTGTGATAAAGGTTTTACTGAGCCACCTAAGGCAATGCCTGATGAATATAAAGTATCTGACGTGGTTGAGTCCTATAGAAATTATTACCGTGGGGCTAAGTCAGGGTTTGCGGTATGGAAAAATAGAGAAACACCCGAGTGGTATAAAAACGAAGAATATGTCTTGTTGTAAAGAATGTCCTTGGAAGGTGGAAAATAACCACAACCAAAAATTAAAAGAATTTGTTAATAGAACTGGTAGAAAACACACCTGTCATATGGTGAACCCAAAACTTTGGGACACGTCCAATGAGAAACAAATTTGTAAGGGAATTGAAGAAATATTTGTGTAACTGAAAAAATTGTATTATCTTTGTCGTATGAAAAATAAAGTTTGGCACAAAGTAACAATCTCAACAGAAGAGCAAGAAGTTGAGGTATACCCAACTGAGACGTATAATGGAATCATCGTTGAAACAAAAGAGTTGGATGGTTCAGATAGTCCTCGTATGTACCTCAATATAGATGAAATGGAACTATTGATTTCCAAAATGAGAGAGATGATGGAATATGTTAAAAAATAAAGATGCTCAGGTGGCGGAAGCGAGGTAATCATGTAATTCCCGATGGATAGACGCTAGGGTAACCTGCCCGAGTCAGAAATGACGTGAAGGTTCAAGTCCTTCTCTGAGTACAAACCCAACCAAGGGCAATGCGGGCTCATACCTGCGGAGCAAGGTGACGGTCAGGAAAGACTGACAACATAGTCAGGTGGAAGAGTTGGTACTTCGCTCGGTGGGTAACTGCCGAGAGGTCATAGGTTCGAGTCCTATTCTGACTTCAAAAAAAAAGGTATGAAAAGAATAATTTTAATATTAGGTATCGGTATGTTTTTAACTGGTTGTTCAGATAAAACCACCATATCCCAAGACACGGAGATGCTACAAACAAAGTACCCTAATGGTGTTGTGTATAGAATAGATAGCGAAAGATATATAGTTATTGATTCGTTACACGCTTTAGATATTCGTGTTAATTTATCGGGAGAGATTACGTCAACTGTAAAAATAAAATAGTTAGGTATTACGTAATGTGAAAGCGTACTACAAAAAAATTTGTGGGGTAAAGTATTTCGCCTTATCTTTGTGGTATGAATAACGAAATAAAATACATACCTACAAAAGATGCGATTATTGGATACAGTGATTCTAAAATCGCTCAGAGTGAGAGTAATGATTGTGTCGTTAGAGCTATTGCATCTTCGTTTGAAATGCATTACGACGAAGCTCACAAGTTTGTTGCAAAAACTTGGTTTCGTGAAAATCGTCAGGGAACAAGAAACTTTGTTGGAGGTATGAGAAGTATGGTTAGAAAAGGAAGTTTGATTAATGGTAAATCATTCTCCAATTTGGGTGACCAAAACGGGAATATGAAATATGATGTTAAGGTTAAAGGTGAGATTGTTAAACGAAGCATGACCACAGGAACTTTCATTAAGAAATTCCCAAAGGGTAAATATCTTGTTGTTGTTCGTGGACACGCTTTCTCAATCATTGATGGAGTTGTTGTTGGAAACACAGGTGATGCTAAAATGAAAAAAAGAATTATCTTGTATTCTTGGGAAGTTAAATAAGATTTTTCTTGACACGAGAGTATTTATTACTTACCTTTGTAAAACAATTCAGGAACGACTGAATGTTAAATTGAAATATTAAATCGTGGGGTAGAGCAGATGGTCAGCTCGTTAGGCTCATAACCTAAAGGTCGCAGGTTCGAATCCTGTCCCCGCAACTAAGAGATAGAAGTAAGTTTCACCTGTTGCAGGCGACATAAAGTAAGATTCACAACTTGACTGGTCGTTACTTCTTATAGTGGAAAATGTGAACACTATGAGCTATCTTTTTTAAACGCTCGGTTCGTCTAGATGGCTTAGGACATCCCCCTTTCACGGGGAAGGTCACGGGTTCGAATCCCGTACCGAGTACTACATTGTGGTGTTGAGCAATTGGTTGGCTCGCCTGTCTGTAAAACAGGTTCCTATGGACTTGGCGGTTCGAGTCCGTCCACCACAACAAAAACACGACGAAGATAGGATTAAAAGCTCCTGTTATTACGACACCAAAACACAGTACGAGTGCGCGCTTAACGACTGTTGCGGTGAGGAGGGAATAAGTAGGGTTTAGCTAACCCAATTACGAAAACCTCATAACAATAATAAAGACCACCAAACTCCGGTGGGGTAATAAAATGTTTGGGTCGGATGTGGATGATGCTTCCACGCAGTGTTTTGAAACTAAATAACCAACTTTAAAAAGGGCGCTTCCTGAAATATTGGCTCGCTGGGCCCGAGTTTGTTAAACCCCACCCCAAAAGAGTGGGGTTTTTTATTTACAACTATATTTATCAATAATGAAATATCTAATAACTGAATCTCAATTTGATAATATTGTATTTAAGTACCTTGACAATCAAGACTTTGTTACCATGGAATATGGGACTTATGAGTATTTTCTTAATTCAGAGAATGATGAATACGCTCAAATTAAATTTAATAAAAGTAGCCGTTGGTGTACCATAGAAAAAGAATTAATGGTTGAAATTGCTTCTTTCTTTTCTTTAGAATATCACGAAGCTATGTCACTTATTGGTAAATGGGTTGAAAATAAGATTGGGGTAGAATTTAACACCCTCGAAACCCAATCGGACATAATTGTACGTTATTTTAAATAACATTCACAAAAAAACAAATTACCTTATAGTTATTAATGAAACCTTGTTGATGAGGTCCACCTGTCCGATGAGACAGTTGAGTTGGAGAAATACCAACGAAGTGGGGTTCAATAAACATAAAAAATAAAATAAGGAAAAAAATGTATTACACAGAACTCAAGAAGTTTCCGTCGGCTCATATTACGACAGGGAAACAAAGATTAAAACAAAACGGCTCAAACGTTTATCTTAACGACGGGGAAGAATTTGAGGTAGAAATATTCAACCCAAAATCAAATTCAGTTTTAGCAAAAATAAAAATCAACGGGAATTACCTATCAGGTGGTGGAATTATTGTCCGACCTGGTCAAAGAGTATTCTTGGAAAGATATTTGAACGAGGCAAGGAAGTTCAAATTTGAGGTGTATGAGGTTAACTCATCATCAAAGGAAGTCCAAGACGCAATCAAAAACAATGGTGAGGTTATTGTTGAATTCTATGATGAGAATGTTTATTTCAATAACCCAACTATAACGTTGGCCGGTACTAATAATACTTGGACTAATGATAATTGGTATGGTGATATAAACATTACAACTACAGGTGGTAATAATAAAATAACTTGGGGTGAGAATGCTAAGTACTATAACACAAACGTTAATATGGTATCAAACAACAGTAATACTTTTGCTGGAGACTCAAATGCTTTTTATACCAACGATTCGTATAATACGAACAGTTCACAAAACCTAAAAAAGTCATTACAAACTGACAGGTTCAAAGAGACTGGTAGAATTGAGAAAGGTTCAGATTCAAAACAGGAGTTTGAATCAGTTGAGATGGATTTTAATTCATTCCCATCAAACTATTCAACTTGGAGAATTTTACCGTTATCTGAAAAACCATTTACCGCAAAGGAAGTTAATGTATTGTATTGTACAAATTGCGGAGTCAGACGAAAAAAAGATACACATAAATTTTGTCCGAACTGCGGAACAAAATTCTAAATAAAATATCAACAAGGTTTCTTAAGCCCCACAAAAATGTGGGGTTTTTTATTTAAATGATATTTATAACTAAATTAAAAATTATGTCATATACAAAAGAACAAGTAGAAACTGCGGTGAAATCAAAAGGGTATGTTTGGTTTGAAGACTCTGCGAACAAAGGGTACGATGTTAATATCGTAGGAATCAGAAACAGTGCAACTGGTGATAAAGTAACTAATGTGTTTGATGACCATTTAACAATTTCTTATAAAGAAAATGGAGAATGGAAATTTCACATTTGGCAGGCAACAACTGACCCGGGAAAAAAAGGTGTGATGGAATATCATAATAAAGATGGAGTGGCAAGATTAGTTGAAGGACAATATAGAGGGTCACACATCATCAGGTTACACCAAGGAAAATACGAAGCTTTAGGTCAAGACAAACCAGTTAAAGTTTATCGTGATGCTAATAAAGACATGACTTATGATGAGAAAAAAATTTCTGAAGGAGTTTTTGGTATTAACATTCATAAAGCAGGTGCTGACTCAACATATGTTGAAAATTGGTCTGAAGGATGTCAAGTATTTAAAAGGGCTGCGGATTTTGAAGAATTTATGAAAATTTGTAGAAAGTCTAAAGAAATCCACGGAAATAGATTTACTTACACATTAATTGAATCAAGTGACATAAAGTAATAGAACTTTACAATATAAAGTTAATATCTTATAATTGTTACATGAAAAAATATCTTACACTTAAAAATTTAGGTTGGTTGTTAACTGCAATTGTTACCTTTATGCTCGGAATGGGCGGATTATCTAAAATTGTTGGAACTGAAGAAATGACTACAAACTTCACGGCAATGAACATGTTACCTTATATGGCTCTTGTTGGTGTTATGGAAGTTGCGGGAGTTGTTGCTCTTTGTATTCCAAGAACATCTATTTATGGGGCATTAGTTCTTTCATCGGTTATGTCAGGGGCTGTTGCGGTACATATTGCAATGTTTGGTGGGGCAGGATTGTTAGTACCAATTTTCCTTGGAGCTACTGCATGGACGGGGCACTGTCTTAGAACTTACTCTAAGTAAAAAATTAAAACCCCTCCAAGTCGAGGGGTTTTTTACTATCAATAATATTTATTAAATAAAGAAAATGGAATATAAAGAATTAAATTTAGTAATAATCCCAATAACTGATGAAAAGGGACAGAAATTAGGGAAGATTTTAGGTAATGTTGAAATATCTCTTAGTGTTGTCATTTACAATGAATTAGTTGCAATTGGAGAATCTACTAAGGTGAGACCAAGTAACTACAAAGAAATGTTAAATTCTGGTATATTATTATCTCAAAAATTTGAGTCTGATGAAAATGGGAATACTGTGATTGATTTAACAACTATGATGTCAAATAAAAATTTCATTAAATTAATAAATTCTTATCAAGATAAATATTCATTTATTCTTAACATTAAAGTTAGTGTTTTTAAAACTGAAAAATACTATCCTTATAATGGAATAATTACTAATCCATTTGAATATGCTAACAATCGTGAAGGAGGGATAGTATTTGACACGTTATTCTTAGATGAAATAACTTTAGAAAGTTTGGAAGTTAAATATTCACTTTCAGAACTTAAAAGTGAATTAAAACGTATTGAAGATTTGTATACAATTACTAAAAGTAATATAGAACAAAAAATTAGTTTATCGGATAAAGAAAT